TTCTTCTTGTGATTGTGATTTTTCTAGTTCTTGTACTTGTAATTCTTCTTTTTCTGTATTAATCATAGCAATCTTATATTTATAATAGAAATTAATATAATTCTAATATTATTTCCAGTTAAATAATATTTTTTTAACCATTAAATATAATATTTAAAAGATTTAAAGATTGTTTATGATGTAATATTATTATTGTAGATTAATTTCTATGGTAACTATTGCTAATTCAATTAATCTTAATGTTACACATGTGTTAAATAATGAATTCAATTATTTTAATATTAAAAAATATACTTTCAACAACAATGAATATAAGATTATTAGATACGACAAGGAAAAACTCACAAATTTATTAATTTTTGGAATATATGATAAGTATTCTGAAGTTTCTAAATATCGTTCTGTTATTATTAGAAACAACAAAGTTGTATGTTTTGCTCCAGAAAAATCGTTAGATTATTCTCTTTTTATAAATAACTATAGTGCCGAAAATAGTTGGTTAGAAGATTTTGTTGACGGCACTATGATAAATGTGTTTTACGATAATATTAAAGAAATTTGGGAAATTGCTACACGTTCAAGTGTTGGAGCAAATATTGTTTTCTTTAATGATGTTAAAAACTACAAATATTTTGACAACAACAATTATTTTAAAGATTATTACAATTTAACATTTCGCTCTATGTTTTTTGAAGCATGTAATAGTTGTAATTTAGATCTTAATTGTTTAGATAAAAAATATGTATATAGTTTTGTATTACAACATCCATTTAATCGGATTGTTACTCCTATTATTACACCTATTATTTTTCTGGTTAAAGTTTATGAAATTATTCATCCTATTAATAATGTGCTAAGTAGTGATAACTTAAATCATGTTATTATTAATGAAATTGATATTCAATCACTAGTAAATGCTCCGCCATATATATTTATTAATAGCAATGTTAAATTTGTTAATAAGTATCCAGTGACAAATTTTCAAGAAATTAAAGATTATTATTCATCTGGCAATGCGGGATATAATTGCGTCGGGTGCTTTTTATATAGTAAAGATGGAACACGTAGCAAAATTAGAAATGTAAGTTATGAAGAAGTACGAAAACTTAGAGGAAATCAACCAAAACTGCAATTTAATTATTTAACTTTAAAACAACAAAATAAAGTGGGAGAATTTTTACAATATTATCCGGAACATACTGTAATCTTTAACAAATTTAAATTAGCAGTATATCATTATACAAATAATTTATTTATGAATTATATTAGTTGTTTTGTTCGTAAAGAAAAACCATTAAAAGAATATGAATTTGAATATAAAACACATATGTATAAACTACACGAAAAATATAAGACTGAACTTAAGCCAAATCAAAAAGCAATTGATAAGAAATTTGTAATTGATTATGTGAATGCGTTATATCCAGCACAGCAAATGTTTCTAATTAATTATAAAAGTCCTCAAGTTAAAGGAAGTAATTGCGTAATGAGTTATGATACTAGTGTTGTGTGTGCTAACACTTGTCCAACAACTATTATTAGCGAAAGTTCTAAAGAAGAAAAAGAAGAAAAAGAAGAAATGGATTGTACTATTTAAGTGTTTTGATTTTTGATATTGTTAATAATTATTTATAATAAATATTTTAAAAACAAAATATTTATTATATACATAACACATTATGGGAAATATATGTGACATATTTTCTTTTAATAAAGAATGTAATAATGAATGTAATAATGAATATAACAAAGAATGTTTTAAAGAATATAATAACGATAAAAAAAATAATACAAATCATGTTCCGTTTTTAGATATTTCTAATATTTATTATGACGAGCATGCCGAACCTCCCTCTTATACTCAGTTGCGTAATGTAAAAAATGATGAGCACAATAAATATAATAATTTTTTTTCACAATGTGATTAATAGTTTAAACACTTTAATTTTTTGTATTTAAATGTCGGAAAACTCGCCAATGTCTGAGTCATAATGACAATCAATAACACAATGAATAGTAGTTGGTGACTTACGTTCTTGTGCCTTTGCTTCTGCCCATGCCAATGTTGCTTCCCATGCCTCTTCATCTGAAATAGGTTTAAATGAAATTGGTTTAAAGAGACGTTCATGTGCATCACTCAACGCAAAGCATGCTTTATTTGTGCTAATGTCTTTGACTTCACATTTAATAATGTTTTTAGCATCAAGTGGTTCTAGTTGTGGAACTGGTTTTAGTTCTGGAAAGCAAGACTTGGCAATACGCTTTGCCAATCCAACATAGCAATTCATTTTTATTTGATTATTGACTTTTGTTTTATTGCTCTTAGACTTTTCATAACTGTTTAAAAAAAATATCAATTTTTTTTGACTATACAAAATAGTATATAAAAGCAGTTCTCTATTTTGAAGTAAAATATTCTTTAATAGAATTAATTAGCAAAATAGAACTATTAATACATTCTTCGTAATTTAGCAAAATATCATCTTTTGTAATCTGGTTTTTATAAGATAATTTAATAATACTAAAATTGTCGTGAGGATGTTTCTTCAAGAAACTAACATAATTTAAATTTTTTGAATTAATAAAATATTTGTCATAAAAATTAAATTCAATAATTTTACCAATAGTGTAATCCTCATTTTCTAATCTAATACTATATGAATTTTCCATAGTATCTTCAATTTCTTGAATAAAATCCATATTTTCTTTAATTAGTTTTAATGAATTAAATAATTTTTTAATTAGTAAATTTGTGGCAATTTCAACTATTTTAAAATTATCATAAATACCAATTGTTTCAACAATAAAATCAAAACTATCTTCTTCATAAATACGTTTAGCATCTAAAATCATCCAGTCTTTTTTCATAATTTCAATTTCTTCTTTTCCATATTTTAATTTTAACTCGGCTTCTTTTACTTCCCAAGCATCTTTAATTTTTACTTGATCTAAGGTGTTTCCATAACTACAAGTACTTACTACATTAAATGTACCATCATTTTTAGCATTACTAATAGTAAATTTAGCTTCTAAATGTAATTGCTCTTTATCCATATTTGAATCAATTTTTGGTCTTAAGCGAAGCAAATCAATATAATCTCCTGTCATTAAATCAGGTGGAAAAATCTTTTGTACTTCTCCGCGAGTTAAATATTTCCCTGTTTTAATATTTTTAATTTGAAAATCTTCACTTGTAACATAAATAATGACATTTGAATCATTGCTTTTATTTACTTCTAAAACATATTCATCATATGGGAAATCTTGTAAAGCATCAATATGAATAGGAATACAACTTAGACGTTGCTTAATTAATTCGTTATTTAGACGAGATTTATTAGTAAAAATTTTTACATTATTTTTTTCATATGGATAACTTTCAATAGCAATAACAGGGATTTCTGATAAAATTATTCTACGTAATCCATTAGCATAACTAACATTTATATTACTTAAAGTAAAAGTCAATGTTCCGTTTTGTTCTTGTACATTTGATATTTTTGCTTTAGTAGACATTTATAATTATATAAATATAAATACATCTTATATTTTTTCAATTTTTATTTTAATTGTTTTAATTGTTTTAATTGTTTTAATTATTTTAATTGTTTTAGTTTAATTAAAATAATTAGTTTAATTAAAATAATTAGTTTAATTATATATTAAAAATTATTATTAAAAATTAATAATATAACTTTTTAGATGAGTTGTATATTGTATTATAGCAATTTTTGTGAAAATTGTAAAAAATTGTTAATAATATTATCTAAATCAGGAATAAAAAATAACATTCATTATATTTGTATAGATAAAAGAATACAAAAAAATAACTCAACCTATGTAATATTAGAAAATAATCAAGAAATATTATTACCAAATACTATTAATGCTGTTCCCGCATTAATGTTAATTAATGATAATTATAAAGTTCTATATGGTGATAATATTACTAATTATTTAAAACCAATAGAACAAGTTGTTGTTCAAAAAGCAACAAATTTTAACATGGAACCATCAGCATTTAGATTTGATGGAATGTCTAGTGGAGTAGTATCTGATAATTTTAGTTTTTTAGACCAAAATAGTGATGATTTATCGGCAAAAGGAAGTGGTGGTTTAAGACAATTATATAGTTATGCTACTATTGATTATAGTGATAAAATAGAAACACCTCCTGATGATTATGTTCCAGACAAAGTAGGAGATGTAAATATTAAAAATTTAGAACAACAAAGAAATATTAACACTGGTTAAATATTAACACTGGTTAAATATTAACACTGGTTAAATATTAACATTGATTTAAAATAATAATTACAAATTATATTATAATTTATAATTATTTTAATATTTAAAGTAATACTATTATTTTTTAGTATTAATGAGTACTATTAATAATAATGAGTTACTATTAGATAGTAATAAAGTTATCACACTAATAAATTTTTATAAAATATTCAAAGATTTAATAATTGATCTAAATAATAGTTTTAAAGATAAAATAGGATTTATTATTCAAAATAATAAAGATTATCAAAATATTATAAATTATTGTTTACCCAACTATAAAGAAAATATAAATGCGGATGAATATGTTAATTCATTAGATTTAACGTGCTTAAGTATTGAGTTTATGAAATCTATTAATAATGTATATGAATATTGTAAACGTACATTTGCTGTAAGAAGTATTGATATTTTATATCAAAATGAAGATATTTTTTTAAATAAATCAAATGTTAAAGTTAGTGAAGAAAATCCACAAATTATTAACACAATGTTTTTACCAGATATTGAATTTTCTGAATTATATTATGATGATACAAGTGAGCAAACAAAGCAAACATTATGGAAATATTTACAATTAATATTATTCAATATTATTACCACTATTGATGATATTTCATTTTTTGGTGATTCACTAGAATTACTTAAAATTATTGATGGTGAAAAATTTTCAAGTAAAATACAAAGCACAATTGAAGAACTATCAAAAATATTTTCATCTAAAGAAAAAGCAGACACACATAATGATAATAATAGCGAAGATGTAAATGAGGAAGATGTAACTAATAAACCTAATTTTTCCGAAATGTTTGATATGTCTAATAATCCATTTAATATGTTTAATGAAATGTTTAATAATACTAATGAAACAAATGAGTCATCATCGACTAATGAGTCATCAGCAAATAATAATGATTATGCTATTCCAGATAAAGAAGAACTCTTTTCACATATTAATAAATTAATTAATGGCAAAATAGGGTCGCTTGCCAAAGAAATTGCCGAAGAAACAACTAAAGATAT